GATCGCATCTCCTACGATGGATCGATCTGGAACATCCAGGGCGTCAAGGAAGGGGACCAAGGAGACATGCGCGGCCGCTATATCGAGATCACCGCGGTCAGGAGCAATGACTGATGGCAACCCGCGTCCGCGTTGAAGGCCTGCGCGAGCTTGAACGCGCCCTGGCCGAGTTGCCCAAGGCGACGGCACGGAACGTGCTCCGGCGCACGATCACAGAGGCAGCGCAGCCGCTCATCGACTCCGCCAAGAGCCTTGCACCGGACAGGCCGGGAACGCCGCCCAACGATCTGCGCAACTCCATCACGATTTCCTCGAAGCTGAACAAGCAGCAGCGCAAAGTCTCGCGCGGCGATCCGAAGTCGTTCGTGGAGATGTATGTCGGGCCTGATGTTTCCGTGCCGAATGCTCACGGCCATTGGCAGGAGTTCGGAACTGTCAACCACGGCCCGCAGCCCTTTATGAGGCCCGCCTGGGACGGCACCAAGAACACCGTGCTGGAGAAGATCAAGGACGAGCTCGGCACGCAGATCACCAAGGCGGCTCAGCGCCTCGCGCGTAAGGCTGCACGGCAGGCGGCAAAGGGCGGCTGATGGCCTGCAGCATGTGCATGAAGGCCCGCGAGATCATGGCGCGGCTCATCCTCCGCTCTCAGGCACCAAGGGCAAAGCCAAATGATCGAAGAACGAATAACGGCCGCGCTGGCAAGCGTGGCTGACGGCCGGCGCTATTGGGTGCGGGCGCCGCAAGACGTGGCGCGGCCCTATGTCGTTCTGCATCGCGTCGACGGGGTTCCGAACTACCACTTCTGCGGGCGCGGCACGGTAGCTTCACGCATTCAGGCGAACTGCACGGCGGATACTTACACCGGGGCGAAGCAACTGGCCCGGGCCGTGATCGCGGCGCTCGATATGTACAGCGATCCTGACAACGGGATCCAAGCGATATTCATCGATTCCGAGGGGCGCGATCTGCCCACGGAAGATAGCGGCAGCGTCAACTACCTCTTCGCTGTCGCGGTGGACTTCATCGTTCACCACACCTGAGCACCAGGGCAATCGCAACCACCCAGCCGCCTCCGGGCGGCTTTTTCTTTGGAGACATGAGAAATGGCCTCTAGGGCAACGATCGGATGGGACACCATCTATGAAATCTGGGACCCGAACGCGGAATCCGGCGCGGGCGGCTTTGTCGAGGTCTGCGAGATCTACAACCTCTCGCCCGGCGCCCAGACGGCGGATCGCATTGACGTGACGCACTTCTGCTCGCCCGATCGCCGGCGCGAATATATCCCCGGCCTGATCGACAACGGCGAGGCATCGTTCGAGATGAATTACATCCCCGGCTCGCCGGAGGATCAGCTCATTCTCGGCTACCTCAACAGCGGCGATGTGGTCGAGCACCGCATCACCTTCCCGCAACAGCAGGGCGCAACGGAGCGGCACCGCGTCACGTTCGAGGCTTCCGTCACTGGATACGAGCGCAGCATCCCGGTCGATGATCGGATGACCGCGACGGTCACGCTCGCCCCGTCCGGTGCGGAGGTCTGGGACACGGTTCCCGTCGGGTCGGGGTCATAACGCATGGCGAACCCTCATCGCGGACAGGTCACCCTACAGGTGGGCGATGTCACATACACCATGCAGCTTTCGCCCCATGCCCTCGCCATGCTCAAGAAGGAGAAGGGCTTGGGGCTCAAAGGGATTATCGACGCGCTGCAGGAAATGGGCGACGATCCGGATTTCGACCTGATCGTGGCCATTCTCTGGGCGAGCATGCAGGATCATCACCCCGAGATGACTATCGAGGACGCCGCAAAGCTTTATCCCGCCGGTGGTCTGGAAGAGATCATCGAGAAGGTGCAGGAAGTCCTCACCGCTGCATTCCCGAAACAGGCCGCAGCGGCCGCCGCCGTGGCGGGAAACCCTCAGAAGGCAGCGACGAAGAAATAGACCTTACGTCGCTGCTGGAAACGTGGGTCGAAGCGGGGCAGGATTTCACATCCTTCTGGCACACTCCAATCAAGGAAATTCGCCATGTCCTCAACGGCGTGGCGAAGAGACTTAGGCGAGAGCGGAACGAGCAAATTGCTCTCGCCTGGAACACGGCAGCACTTTTCCGCGTGAAGAAGATGCCGAAGCTCGACAAGCTCATCCAGAAAGAGCCGAGAACGCCAAGCCAGAACCTGCGCCCGGTGACAGAAGCGGAGGTGAGAGCATGGCTTTCCAAGGCCCCAAAGAGCCGGCGGCGGAGTAGGTAGATCATGGCATCAGGCGTCATAGGAACCCTGAGGGTCAACCTCGGGATCGATACCGCTGCGTTCTCGGAAGGCCTCAGGAACGCGCAGTCGCGTCTTCAGAAGTTCGGCACCAAAATGCAGGAGATCGGGACGAAGTTCTCGACGCGCCTCACGGCCCCGATCTCGGCCGCCGCCGCCCTGGTAACGGCTTCCGTCACGTCGATGGCGAGGGACCTCGAGCAGCTCCAGAAGTCGGCCCAGATATCGAACACCGGCTTTGAGGAATTCCAGAAGTTGGCCTTCGCCGCCCGCTCTGTTGGCATCGAGGGAGAGAAGCTCGGAGATATCTTCAAGGACGTGAACGACAAGGTCGGTGACTTCATGGCTACCGGCGGCGGCGAGATGGCCGACTTCTTCACCAACATCGCGCCGAAGGTCGGGATCACCGCGGACGCGTTCAAGAAGCTGTCGGGGCCCCAAGCGCTCCAGCTCTACTATGACAGCTTGGTCAAGGCCGGCGTAAGCCAGCAGGAAATGACCTTCTATCTGGAGGCGATCGCGGACGAGGCGTCGGCGCTCATCCCGCTGCTGCAAAACGGCGGGCAGGCTTTCCGGGAGCTTGGCGAGAACGCCTCTGTTCTCTCCGCCGAGGATGCATCCGGCCTGAAGGCTTACAACGATTCCCTTCGGGCCATGGGTGAGGCGATCAAAAGCCTCACGGTGGCGATAGCGAGCAGTGGCGTTCTGGACTGGATTACCCAGATCATCAACAAGGCCGCGGAATGGACCAAGGCCCTGGCTCAGACCAACCCGGAAATCGTGAAGTGGGGTGCGGTGATCGCCGGTCTCGCCGCAGCGATCGGGCCTGCCCTGGTAGGCATTGGCCTTATGGCAACCGGCATCGCGGCCATCTCGGCCCCGGTTCTGGCAGTGGTGGCCGGCGTCACGGCTCTGACAGCTGCTCTCGTCGCCTTCGCGCCCCAAATCAACGCAACGCAGGCCGCGATCGAGAGCTTCCTTTCCGGGGCGTGGAACACCTTCGTCACCGGATGGGACACTGTTGTCCAGAAGGTCAATGCGGCTCAGGCGGCGATCGAGAACTTCGCAAGTCAGATCGTCGGCTACTTCTCGAACCTTCCTGCGCAGATGATGGAGATCGGCGGCCAGATCATTGATGGCCTGTGGCAGGGTCTCCAGTCGAAATGGGAAGCGGTGAAAGGCTGGGCGTCCAGCGCGGCTTCCAGCGTGGCCGATTCCTTCCGCTCCGCCCTTGGCATCCATTCTCCGTCAACGGTGATGGCGGAGATCGGCCGCAACATCATGCAGGGTCTCACCAACGGCATGGAGAGCATGGCCGGCACGGTGGCCGGCGGAGCAGGCGGCATCGCGGGATCGATCGAAAGCGCGTTCTCGGGCATCGGCTCATCCATTGCCGACGCCATCAAGGGAACCAAGGAATGGTCGGACGTCCTGAAGGACGTTCTTTCGACTGTCGCGCAGATCGTTCTTTCCGGGTTCGGCCGCTCTGGCGGATTCGGCGGGTTCCTGTCGAGCCTCCTCGGCGGCCTCGTCGGGTTCGCGAATGGCGGATCGTTTCAGGTCGGTGGCGCCGGCGGCATCGACAGCCAGCTTGTCGCGTTCCGAGCCTCTCCCAATGAGACGGTCAGCATCCACAAGCCCGGTCAGGACATGGGCGGTCGCAGCGTGGTCATCAATGCTCCGATCAATGCGCCTGGCGCCGATCCGGCCCAGCTGAAGCGTGTCGAGGAGAGCGTGAAGGAACTCGGCCGGAATATCCCGAAGATTGTCGATCAGCGGGTGGACACGCGCAACACCCGGAAGACGAGGGCGTAAATGGCACGTCGTCTGATCTCTCCTCCGATCGGCCTCGGGCTCATCGGCATAGAGCCGCTATCCGGGCCGCGCACCGTTGGCGCTGGGGCAAACCAGAGCATCGGCGGCTTTGTGCAGACGTTCGGGGCTCCGTTCGGCCTCTGGCGCTTCCGCCTCACCTTCCACGCCATGCGCGGGCCAGAGTTCCGCCGGTATCGCGGATGGATCACTGCCCTGCACGGCGGGGCGAATGCCACAAGGTGGAGCTTCTGCGACCCTGACAAGATCACTCATCAGGAAGCCGGGGTGAATGCCACCGACCGGGAGGTGAGGGATGGTCAGCCGTGGTCGAACGGGATGCCCTGGAGCAACGGCGAGAACTGGGGCACCAGCCGGCCGCAGGTTCCCTTGGCGGCGCCCGCCGCTCTAAGCGACACGGTGATCACGCTCGCGGATGAGTTCTGGGGGCATTCTCTTCTGGGCGGCGAGTACATCGGGTTCTTCCCGTTCCACCTCGGCCTTTACATCATCACCGAAGTGATCGAGCCTGGCACCTATCGGATATGGCCCTCGCTGCGGAAGGCGGCCACGACCGATGACTTCTGCACGCTCGACCCGACGCTTGCCATGCGCCTTGAAACTGAGGAGAGCGCCACGGCAGACCGCAGCCTGCAGGTGGCGGAAGGCGCGAGCGTGACCATGGTCGAGGTGCTCGATTACGACGTTCGCGAATACTTCGCAGGCTGACGATGCCGATCTATTCCGAAGCGGATATGGAACGGCTCAGCGGGCCGCACGTCGCGCGTGCCTGGTTCGCCGAGATCGACCTGCCTTCCGGTCTGGTGCGCGCTCACAACGGGGTAGGGCGCTTTACCATCGGCGGCCATGAATGGAAGGGCGTGACCGATCCGGCCGGCGGTCAACTTGTCAGCGTGAGCGCGGTCGAGGATCCGCGGTTCGGGCAGGCGGCGTCCGTCACCATCATCCTCGGGCCTATCAGCGCGGCCGCATGGAAAGAGATCAAGCAGGATGCCCGCGAGATCGAGGGGCGGCGCTGCGACCTCTATTGGGCGGCGATCGATCCTGAGACGGGCGAAATCGACGTGAGCCTGAAGAAGATGTTTCCGGGCAAGATCAGCGCGCCAGCGCTGCACCGGGCGGGCGTGGGCACGCGCTACGCCTCCTTCACGATCGAGAGCCTCTGGCAGAGCCAGAACTATCCCTTTGGGGGAAGGTGGAACCCGAGCGATCAGGAACGGCGATTCCCCGGCGACAAGGGCGGACAATTCATCGGTGTCAAAGTCATTGAGATATTCAACACATGAGGGACAAGCTCCTCGCCTTCCTTGAGCAATTCGAGGGCAAGCCGATGGTATGGGGCCGCGACGACTGCACGGCCTCCTGTGCGCTCTGGCTACAGGCGAATGGCTATGACGTGCCGATCTGGCCCTATGCCTCGCAGGACGAGGCGCATCGGCTCATTCGTGAGGCCGGCGGGCTCGTCAATATCTGGGATGGATCACTCGCGGCGGCGGGGCTCATGGAGCGCTTCGACCGGCCGGCGCTCGGTGACGTGGCGATCATCGACACCCGCACGTTCGGGCAGGTGGGCGTCATCTGCGGCTCGGGCGGCATCTGCTGGTGGCGGAAGAATGAAGGCGGCTTCTGGCTCACGCCGCGCAATTTCGTGAAGGTCTGGGCGGTCTCCTGATGAAGTGGCTCAAGATTGCATTGGCCGGCTGCGCTTCGTGGCTGGCGATGACGGCGCATGCCCAGGCGGATGTCATCTTCACACCGCTGACGTTCCTGCTTTTCTCGGGGCCGCTGGGAGCCGTGTTCACGCCGGGCATCATCTATGCCGGCCTGCAGGTGGCGGCCTATGGCGCGGTGCTGGGCGCTCAGCTTGCGCTTTCCCAGAGACAGCAGCCAAAGATCGATCCGGGCGAACTGAAGAACACGTTCCAGGAGGCGGAAAGCTCCGAATATAACGGCGTCGGCCGCGTGCGCGTTGCCGGGCTGAAGGCCTTCGGCAACACAAAGGGGCAGTATATCTCGCGCCTGATCTGGCACCTGCGCGGACCTATCGATGCCGTGGAGGAGTATTTCGTCGGCGGCCGGCCGGTCACGGTCGATCCTGGCGGCTTGGTCTCCTCGCCGCCCTGGGCGCGCAGCAGCGGTTCCTACCTGACGATCAAGTC